GGTGTATTTTTAGGTTGCTACTACACTAACCCAACTACTAAACAACGTTTGTTCTCACAATACTACCCAGCTAACGTAACAGCAGGTGATATTACAGCTATTGTTGCTGATGACCCAGATACAGTGTTTAAAGTTGCAGTAACTGCAGCTGCTGGTTCTACAACTATTGCTTCAGGTACATCAATCTTAGTGGGCCAAAACATGGCTGGTAATACATTAACTGGTTCAGCATCAACAGGTAACGGTAGAGGCTCAGTTGTTGCATTATCAACAAACACTTCTGGTGGCGGTTTCCGTGTATTAGGCTTAGTTCCAGATTCACAAGTTTCAACAGGCGGTACATATGTTTCTGGTACAGGTACTACATCACTAGTGGTTTCTGGTCTTCCAGTTGGCACAGTGTTACCAATCGGTACAGACGTATTTAACGTAGTTAACGGTCAATTGCAATTCACAGGTTCTACTTTGACAGCAGCATCTACAGTTACTACAACAGGTAGCACTACGTTAACCGTTACAGCTTCAACAGCTACTGTTGCAGGCACCGTTGCTTTAGTTCAATCACCAGAAGTTCTAGTAAAATTGAACTTTGGTGCTCATCGTTATTACGTAGCTTAAGGAGATATATAAATGGCTATTTCACGCGCACAATTATTGAAAGAGTTGCTCCCAGGCTTGAACGCTTTGTTCGGTTTAGAGTATGCTCGTTATGGTGAAGAACATAATGAAATCTACGATACAGAGACTTCAGAACGTTCTTTCGAAGAAGAAACAAAATTGTCTGGCTTCTCAGCTGCACCAGTTAAAAACGAAGGTTCTGCCATCGCTTATGACAATGCACAAGAAGCATGGACTGCTCGCTACAACCACGAAACTATTGCTTACGGCTTCAGCTTAACTGAAGAAGCTATCGAAGATAACTTGTATGACTCATTGTCTGCTCGTTATACTAAAGCATTGGCTCGTGCTATGGCATACACTAAACAAGTTAAAGCTGCTGCAGTATTGAACAACGGCTTCAACGGTGCTGTAGTTGGTGGTGATGGTGTTTCACTATTCTCTGCTGCTCACCCGTTAATTAGTGGTGGTACAAATAGTAACCGTCCTGCAGTTGCAGCTGACTTGAACGAAACTTCATTGGAAAATGCAGTAATTCAAATCGCAGCTTGGACTGATGAACGTGACCTATTGATTGCAGCTAAACCTAAGAAACTTATCGTTCCACCAGCATTGCAATTCGTTGCAACACGTTTGTTGGAAACTAAGCTTCGCGTAGGTACAACTGATAACGACATCAACGCTCTTGAAAACAACGGTTCTATTCCAGAAGGTTACACAATTAACCACTTCTTGACAGACAACAACGCTTGGTTCTTGACTACTGATGTTCCTAACGGTATGAAACACTTTGTTCGTACACCATTGCAAAATTCTATGGATGGTGACTTCGACACAGGTAACGTACGTTACAAAGCTCGTGAACGTTACAGCTTTGGTTACTCAGACCCACTAGGTATGTACGGTTCTCCAGGCGCTTAATTAGGCTTGGTAGTGTTATCCCCCTGATGGTTTCGACTGTCAGGTGCAGGGGCCCTTCGGGGCCCTTTGCTTTTTAATGATTTTACGTATGGTGTGGTTTAAAAATAGGCGTATAAATACACTCATGGTGTACACCCAGTACACTTTTTAAACTAGGAGAATTATTATGTGGACTAAACCAGCTGCTACTGAAATGCGTTTTGGCTTTGAAGTAACAATGTATGTAATGAACAAGTAGTATATAATACCTGCAACATACCCCACACGCCTCTTAACAATGCGCAACCTTGTGGGGTTTTTATTTTGTCAATATATTTCTTTTTTGTCTATCCTCATAGTAGTGGTGTTTACGGTGACAATTACTACACAACACAATACACTTATTCATAATCTCTTCCATTGCAAAGTTAAAACGCCCTGCACGGAGTAATTCAGTAATCTTTTTGTTAGCTGGATTGGGTATCACATGATGAAAATCTAAAGTGGCGGGGTGGTTTTCACCGCATTGAGTGCATGATAAACGGGACTTAAACGTAGCAAATTCAAGCCTTTGTTGCTTCCTTGCCTTACCTGATGCGGCTATTATCTTATCTTTATTGGCCTCATAATATTTCTTTGCGTATTCTTTCTGCTTTTCTTTCTTTTTAGCAGGGTCTTTATAAGGCATAAACTCTCCAAAATACTTGCGTAATTATATAATATGTGTATGATTCAGTTATCTGGGATTTATATTCTTACCAACTGCCCCAGCAGACGATGCAAAGATGGTAAGAAGAACTTTTGCATAAAGGAATCTATTATGGCTTTCGCCTCACATTTAGGCCCATGGTTATTGGGCACAGTTAAGAATACCACAGGAACTACAGCTGGCACAATCCGTAATATGGGTGCTACAACCGTAGTTCAAACTGGCGTAACAACTGTTTCTGATACTACAGCTACTACTTTATTTGTACTTCCAGCAGGCTCACAAATTTTAAATTTTACTGTTGATATTACTACTGCTTATGCAGGTACTACAGGTAATACAATTACTCTTGCAACTTCTGGTGGTACTACATTAGGTACTGTTGGTGATGCAACAACTACACCTTTATCTGTTGGTCGTGCAACATTTACTATTACTGGTGCAAGTATTGGTACTTATTTAAACGTAGGTACTACTGATGTGTTAATTCAAGCTACTTATGCTTGCGCTGGTACAGCTTCTGGCGGTGCGGCAACAGTTACATGTACTTACGCTGTTCGTAACTCTGATGGCGCAGCTAACCCTAGCCAAGTCTAATTAATCTGAACGGGGCTTCGGCCCCTTCGTAAAATACAAGGAGATTAATTATGCGTCAGCAAATCGTAACAAAAACAGGCACGGGTTCAAGTCCCGTCATTGCCACAGATACATACATTAGCCCATTTAACGTGGGCTTTGGCGTTGTCGTAACAGGCACCGTAAACTACACAGTACAACATACGTTTGACAACCCTCAAACAGTGGCAAGCCCAACATGGTTTAGTCATCCAACAGTCGCAGCAGCGACAACAAGTCAAGATGGTAACTATGCGTTCCCAGTAGCGGCAATTAAAGTGCTAGTCAACTCAGGCGCAGGCACAGCAACAATGACTCTTATCCAAGCAGGTATCGCCTAACCATGACATATTCAGTCGGCAACTCAGAAGTAGCAAACTACGCTAATACCTCATCAGGTAAGGTGACCAATGTTGTTGCCGATGACGGTGTAGGAGGCTCAGGCGAAGCTGTCAATGTTGTTGACAGAGTTCAGTTATCTTTTGTAGTTGCTACAACCATTCAGTTCTTAACCATTGATGTCACATCCCTTGCAGGTTATGTTGCAGGCATGACAGACGTAACAGTTACTGTAAACGCTGGTGTGTATGTATATGGTACTCCTCCAACACAACAATTTCCAATCCCTGGGTTTCCTAACCCAACAGTCAGAGTAACTGTTCCTGACGCATCTATGCAAATTATAGGTGGTGCTGAAGGAGACACAATCAAGCTAGTAAACAACGGTAACATTGTAGGCTTTGGTGGCGATGGTGGTGGTGTTCAAAGGTTTGTTCAATGTGGGTGCAGTGGCGTTTTAAGCGTACAAGATAGTGACTCACTACCAGGAAACGCAGCATTATCATTGATTACTCCAGGGATTTCAGTAACTATTGAGAATAATGGCTACATTGCTGGTGGGGGCGGTGGTGGCGGTAAGGGGTCGTTATTAGGCTCTGGAGTTTATACACATACTCCAGGTGGTGGGGGTGGGGCTGGTGGGGGTATTAGTGGTGTAATTCCTACTCCTGGTTCAGGGGTTGGTGTATCTAGGGCTGTGCCACCCAATGCAGGTAACAATGGGGTATTCACTGAGGAATACTATAGTCCATGCGGTTCATGCTGTACTTTTGCATTAGGTTTTTTCAGTGGTGGCGGCGGGGGGTTTGTCTTGCCAGGCACTGGCGGAGTAACTATTAATAACTCCGCACAAGTTTTTGGAAGAGGTGGAGGAGCAGGTGGCAGTGGTGCGGTTGCAGCCAGTAGTATAAACGCATGGGACAATAACGGTGGTGGGGCAAACAACGCAGCCCCTACATATACTTTATATAGCAGCACCCAACAAGGCGGTGGTGGTGGCGGTTGGGGGGCTTCAGGCGCTGCGGGGTATTCCAATTTAACTCTAAATCAATTAGGGGCAACTGGGGGCAACTCTATTGTCACTAACGGAAACGCATACACACTAACAGGCTCAGGGCAAGTATATGGCTCAGTAAACACAGCAACAACGTCAGTAGTTTATACAATTCCTACATCAGTTGAAACAGGAACAACTTTAGATTTAGCATCTATTCCAGGATACACCACAGGCACTAACGTGGTATTAATTGTTCCAGCAAGTGTAAGACTCACATCTAATAGCAATGCAACGCCTGCACTAGATATAACTAAGTCAGGTACAAGCAACGACCCATCTAGCGTAAGAGTAGTTTTAAACGGAGCTATTTTGGGTGCTGGCGGAGATGGAGGAAGCGAAACAATTACAGCCCCTAACACTTCTATGAACGGTGGCGATGCCCTTAGATTACCAAACATTGGAGCCCCTGGAGTTACTTGGATTATTGATAACACAAACGGCGACATTGCAGGAGGGGGTGGTGGCGGTGGTAGAGGCCAAAACAATGCTTCATTAGGCTCGGCAACAGCAGTAACGTATGGTGGCGGGGGTGCAGGGCTTAATGGCTCAAGTGGAGTTTCAGGAAACGCAGCCTATAATGCAGGCGTAGCAAGTGGAGTAGCTTCAGGCACCAATGGGACTAACGTAGTAGTTGGGTCAGTTACATACTCATCAGGTGGCTCAGGCGGTACTATCCTTCCAGGAACGCAAACCGATAACATCGGACCATTTCTAAACGGAGTTAGATATCCAGGGAAAGGTGGCACTGCTGGTGGCTCAGGTGCATTAACCATCTCTGTAGCTTCCACTCCTTCTGTAAATAACGCTGGTGGTGGCTTTCAGCAAGGTGGTGGGCAAGCATCGTTTACCCAAATGCTTGGTAGTGGCTGCGCAGGTGGCGGTGGTGGGGGATGGGGTGGTGCTGGGGGAAGTGGAATACGGTCTAATACTACAGTATCTGTAGGTGGTATTGCAGGTAGAGCAGTGGCTATTCAAAACTCTAATACAAAAGTATATGTGGTAAACCCAACTAATTTAGCAGGGACAATAGCAACATAATAGGAACATAAAATGGCAAAACAATATCAAATTCAAAATTATATTAAAGGTGATGCAGAGTTTTTTGATACTAAGGCGGAAGCAAGTGCCCGTATTAAAGAACTAGAAACTCAAATCTTAACAGAACAAGCTAACAGGTTTAGCATCATTCAAACAGTGCAAACAGCTAACGGCATGATGTGGATTGCCCCGTCTGAGAACTCAGAAGAAGATGGTGACTACATGGTGTTCATTAGTTCTACTGGTCAGTACGAAAAAGTAAAAGGCCGCACAGCAGCGTATGCTAGAAACCAAGAGCTTAAAGATGCATTTTTAGCTGAACTAGCACAAGAACCTAAACTAGCTGAAGCACCAGTGCAACCTAAGACAACAGGCACACAAGAGCTATGACAAAGAACGTCCCTCCAGTCCACTCGTTTACCTATGATGGTGCGAGACTTAACGTATTCCACGTTAACAAGGGTGAGGGATTGCCTAGACATAGCCACATATACGCTCATGCATCGTTTTGTACAGCAGGGTCATGTATAATTCGCAAAGAAAACAAAGAGCTTGTGATGGACAAAACCACACAGCCAGTGAACCTAAAAGAAACAGAATGGCACGAAATAGAAGCATTAGAAGACAATACAGTATTCATTAACGTATTTGCGGATAAACATAATGGCTAAAGAAACTAAACCAGCTAAGGCAATGAAGAAGGGTGGACCTACGCTTGCAGTGGGTCGTGGTGAAAAGCTACCTACCGATAAAGGTGCTGGACTTACAGCCAAAGGTAGAGCAAAATACAATGCAGCAACAGGCAGTAATTTAAAGGCCCCACAACCAGAAGGCGGACCACGTAAGAAGT